ATCGAGAAGATCAACAGGACGAACGGCAAGAAGTCCCTCGAACTAAGTACCGGTGAGCGGTACAAAGTCCAGGCCGCGAATCGTCGCGGTGGCCGTGGACTCTCCGGCGACTTGGTCCTCATGGACGAATTGCGTGAGCATCAGTCCTGGGATGCGTGGGGCGCGGTCACAAAGACGACCTTGGCCCGCGCTCACGCTCAGGTCTGGGCTGCGTCGAACGCTGGCGATGCGGCGTCGATCGTGTTGCGGTTCCTACGTAAGATCGCCCACGTCGCACTCGGCGACCCGGACGGTTTGCAGGACGTGACCGATGCGGCGCCGGAGGATGCCGAGGTCGCTGACGCGCTTGAGGATGATGACTCGCTCGGGATCTTCGAGTGGTCTGCCCCTCCTGGCTGCGCACTTGATGACCCAGATGGGATCTCGCAGGCGAACCCGTCGCAGGGTCACACGATCACAGACCGGGCGATCAACGGCGCACGGCGCACGGATCCTGAGTGGGTCTATCGCACAGAGGTCCTGTGTCAGTGGTCGGATGGTTCCCTTGAGGGTCCGTTCCCTCCCGGCACTTGGGAGGCTGGTACCGACAAGGCGTCGAAGATCGCTGACGAGAAGGTCAAGGCGTGCGTCGACGTGTCATTCGATCGCTCACGCACTCACATCTCGTTCGCTGGCCATCGGGCTGACGGACTCCCTCACGTTGAGGTTGTCGCCTCGCGTGCTGGTGTCGAGTGGGTGCTGCCGTGGTTGCAGGATCCGAAGCGCGTCGACCTGATCGAGGCCGTGACTGGTCAGACTCGTGGCGCTCCGGTGTCCGGGCTACTGATTGATCTGGCCGAGGCTGGCGTGCCGATTGTCGACTGGCAGGGTGCTGACCTTCCTGCGGGCACGGGCGCGTTCTATGACCTCGTTCGTGCGAATGGCCTTCGCCATCTTC